GCCCCGTCCTACGTGGACTACGACCTCGGCTTCCGCGGAGTCTGTTGATCTGGTGATCTGCATGGTAGAACGACACCCATTCCTCCGGGTCGCATTCGACCCGGTCGAGGTGACTGAATGACAGGGAAACAGATTATGAGAGTCCACACGGCCGTCGGGGCCGAGGAGATCGACGCCGACCGCCTCCTGGTACAGAACGACGAATACGTATTCCTCAACGGGAACGAGGAGATCCGGCGGGTCAAGATCGCGGACATCGTGGTCGCGACTGATCCAGAGACGGGGGAGGAGATCGGCGGCGTCGAAACGGTCTACAGCCGGAGTTAGGAGGAGATATGGCCAGACCAAGCGTGAAGGTGGCGTATGTCAACGGCGACCAGACGCTGATCGCGAACCTGGAGGTCTATGCGGAGCAGATGACTGACGCGGTCGCGGACGGTATGCGGAAGTTCGGCGGCCGGGTGGAAGGCGAGTCCACCCGCCGGTGCCCCGTCGAGACCGGGGAACTCCGGTCCCGGGTCTTCAACGAGGGGCCGCTCCGGGACGGCGACATCTACGTGCAGGTGGTCGGCTACGAGAAGTTCGGCGCAACCTGGGGGAAGGGGAAGGCATATGCCGTCCCGGTCCATGAACGGCTCGGTGTCCGCCACCCCGTTGGGGAAGCGAAGTTCTTGGAGAACGCCGTAAATCACCTCTCCGGAGAATACGCGAAGTATCTCCAGAAACTCCTCGGGCAGGTGAAACCGTGAGCGTCGGCGACGACTTCGTGCAGTACCTGACCGAGCTCGGGATTGGCACCCCGGGCGTCAGCCTGTGGCTCGGGGGAGTCCCGGACCGGGCGGCCGCGATCACCATCGTCGAGACCGGCGGCCCCGCTCCGTATCACGACTACGGGCCGGGCGAGGTGATCGACCACTCCTCGGTGCAGATCCTCGTCCGCAACCCGGCCTACCTGCTCGCCCGCGACAAGGTCGACCAGATCCGGGACGCATTCGACGGGCTCGCGAACTGGCCGATCAACGGCACCCGCTACCTCTCCATCACGGCGATGAGTGATCCGGCCTACCTTGGCAAGGCCGCCACGAGCCAGGGGGAGACGCATGAGTTCAGCCTGAACTTCGCCACGATACGCGAGCGGGCGGCGCCGGTCATCGGCCTGTGCGGCGCCTACTATGATCTATCGAGGTGGCATGAACCATGATTGGCAAAGGATCTATCCTCTATGACGTGACCGCCGGCGTCACAATCGCCCCGGTCTCCGCGATCGGCCGGCTCGACCTCGAACGCACCGAGATCGAGACCACGACGCACGGACCGCGGGAACGCCGGACGCACCGGGTCGGCCTGAAACGGGACGCCCCGGTCACCGTCCGCCTGAACTACCGGGAGAACGACGAACCGGCGGTCCGGCTCCTCGACCGCTACGAATCGGGCGAGTCCGCGGAATATGCTCTGATCTTCCCGGACCACTCGGCGTACGTGTTCGAGGCGTTCGTCTCCGCGCTCGGGCAGGAGACGCCCCGGGACGGACTGATCCATCGGTCGTTCCGGTTCTTACCGACCGGAGTGACCGAACCGCGCCTATCTGCGATCGCCTTCTGCGGCGACTACTACGATTACTCGCAGTGGTCCGCCCCCGGCGACGACTACCCGACAGCACCGACCGGGTCATGCCCGGTGCAGTTTGACATCAGCAAGTGGTATACATGACGACCTACATCGGCAAGACAACAACTATCGCTGACAGCAGCGGGAACATCGCCAACGTGGACGCGATCGGTGACCTCTCGCTCACCGCAGATGAGATCGAAGACACCGTCTACGGCACCGGCGGGTGGAAGACCTTCGTGCAGGGCCTCAAGGACGCCGGCACGTTTGACCTGACCGTGAACTACAACAAGGACACGAGCGGGAACACCCGGCTGACGCAGGCGTTTGTCGGCGGGGGCTCGGCGCAGTACACGATCACGTTCCCGGACTCCTCGTCGCTCACCTTCACGGCGTTTGTGTCCGGGGTCGGGATCGCTGTCCCCAAGGACGAAAAAGTGCAGCGGACGTTCACCCTGCGGATCGACGGCAAGACGCCGCCCGCGTTCAGTGAGGCGCCCTCAACATGATCCCGAACGTGACCCGGGAGATCGGAGGGGTGAACTACACCCTCCGTTTCTCCGCCGGGACCTCGATCGCGATCGAGCGGGAGTTCGAGACGAAGATCACCGATCTCCCGAAGATGCTCGGCGACGACCCGAACGTCACCATGACAGCGAGGCTCGTCAAACTCTGCATGCGGAAAGACGGCAAGATGTTGACGGACGCGGAGTTCGAGGAAGTCCTCGACAACATCACCATCGATGAACTCGCGGAACTCCTGAACGACGCGATGCAGTCGGCCTCGACGAAGAAACCCGCGGGTGATACGGGAAACTGAAACCGTTCTCCGGGTGGATGCACGAGTACCTCGACCTTGCCGCGGAGACCGGGTACTTCGATGATCCCCGCATCCTCTACGATCTGACGCCGGCGGAGATTGCGATCACGATCGCTGGCAAGGCCGCCCGCGACCGGCAGCGGCACCAGATGGAGAATGTTCGGGCCGGGACGGTTGCGGCCGCGATCTACAACTCGCTCCGGCAGAAACGAACGGATCGGGTATGGACCTGGAAGGACATCTTCCCGGACACGACGCCAAAACAGCCGCAGTCGCCGGAGGAGATGAAACGACGATGCAAAGAGATAGCACTGATATTCGGAGGAACGGTGACGACACATGGCGCTGAACGTCGGGAACCTGATCGCGACGCTGGGCCTGGATAAGAAAGGGTTCGATACCGGCATACAGGACGCGGCGAAGAAGACCGAAGGGTTTGCATCCGGGTTCGCGGGTAAACTCTCCTCACTCTCGCCCACGCTCGCCACCATGGGGGAGAAGGTCAAAGGGGCCACCTCGGGGATTGCGTCCAAACTCTCTTCGCTCTCACCCTCGATCGCCGCGGTTGGCGACAAGTTCAAAGGAGTTACGGCCGGGATCAAGGACCATCTCGCCTCGCTTGGAACGCACTTCGACGCAGCGAAGGCCAAACTGGCCGGGATCGTCTCAAGCGTTGCCACGACGATGAAGTCTCTCGCCCTCCCGATCGCCGCAGCAGGGGCTGCTGTGGGCGCAGCGGCGGTCTACGGCGTCAAGAAGTTTGCGGACTTCGAGCAGGGGATGAATCAGGTCTTCACGCTCATGCCCGGCGCGTCCGCCGAGGTGCGGGACCAGATGGTCGCCGACGTCAAGAAGATCTCGTCGGAGATGGGGATCATGACCGACCAGACGATCCCCGCCCTCTACGACGCGATAGGCGCCGGCGTCCCGCCGGAGAACGTCTTCGCGTTCATCGAGGTCGCTCAGAAAGCCGCGGTCGGCGGCGCGACGGACCTCACGACGACCATCGACGGCCTGACTTCGGTGGTCAACGCCTACGGGGCCGATATCCTTGACGTGGGGACTGCCTCGGACATCATGTTCCAGACAGTGAACGTCGGCAAGGTCTCGTTTGAGGAACTCGCCAACCGGCTCTACAACGTAGTCCCAACCGCACAGGCGCTCGGAATCTCGTTCGGGGAAGTCGGGGCGGCTATCGCCGCGATGACAGCACAGGGCGTGCCCGCATCAGTCGCGACGACACAGCTCCGGCAGATGTTCGTTGAACTCTCGAAAGAGGGCGGCAAGACATCGACCCTGTTCAAAGAGTTGTCGGGGAAATCGTTCCGCGAGTTCATTGCCGGCGGCGGGACGGTGCAGGAAGCCCTGCAGCTCCTGGAAAAACACGCAGGCGCAGCAAACGTCGGGATCAACGATCTCTTCGGGTCGGTGGAAGCCGGCGCCGGGGCGCTCGTCCTGACTGGTCGCGGGACCGATGCGTTCACCGAAGCCCTCGCCACGATGGAAGACTCGGCCGGCGCTACTCAGTCCGCCTACGAGACGATGGAGCAGGGGATCAACCGGCAGCTCGAAAAACTCGCCGCCGACTTCAACGTCATCGTTCTCGACATCGCCGGGGCTCTCGTCCCGATCGTGAACGGCTACATCTTGCCGGCGCTCCGGGGGATCGTCGACGGGATCAAGACGGTGATGTCCTGGTTCGGCAACGCTGCCGATTCGCCCGACGCCCTGGTCGGCACACTCCGGGGCAGCCTGGCCCCGGCCATCGAGTACTTCCAGGGGAAACTCAGCGACCTCCAGGCGTGGTGGGACGACCACAGTCCAGCGTTCCTTGCTGCCTGGGACGCCCTCTCTGCCAGCATCCGGTGGTCGATCGAGAATATCGTCACCCCGATCGCGACGGCGCTGGTGCCGGTGCTCGACTTCTTTCAGGAGAAACTCGCCTACCTCTTCGACTGGTGCGAGGCGAACGCCCCGCTCTTCATCGCTGCCTGGGAGAATATCGGGGCAGCGATCAAGTGGGTCATCGACACCGTGATCGTCCCGCTCATCGAATGGGCATGGCCCTACATCGAGACAATCATCTCCGGGGTACTGGATGTGATCCTGGGTGCCGTCAAACTCTTCGCCTCGCTTATCGCCGGGGATTGGGAGGCTGCCGGGGACGCGCTCACCGACATCTCCAAAGGTGCGATGCAGGCACTTGTCGGCGTGATCTCAATGGGGTGGGACGCGATCGCTACCGGGATCGAGTTCGTCGGGCAGGGGATCCTCGACTTCGTGTATGGTCTGTGGTCGAACATCGTGCAGTGGACCGAGGACTCGATCAACCAGATGATCGACCTGATCAACGGGTTCATTCAGGCAATCAACAGTGTCACAGGAAAGGTCGGGATCTCTCTCCCGACGATCGGGCACATCAGTCTCAAGGCCGACAAGATCGAGGCTCCGAAGATCAAGATCCCCCGGTGGAGCGAGACGGAGATCGGCAAGAATCTCGATGCGGTCCTGAGGAAAGAGGAAGAGGAAGAGGAAGAGGAAGAAGAGGATATCGACAAGGAGTTCGAGGACGAGCCCGAGCGCGAACCTGCCCCCGCACTCCCGAAATCTCAACTCCCGGTCGCGCCGAAGCCGGAGATCCCGGCTACCCCCCCGGCGGCTACGATCCCACCCGTTGAAAACCCCGAGATCTCCGTCGACGTACCAGAGATCCCGGAGAACGAGATCCCGGT